TTGTAAAGTTGAAGATACCCGCTTCTGGGGTGCCGGTATTAGTAATTGCGGCAGCAGAACCAGCAGCACCAGTTGCGACAGTTCCCAAGGACATTGTTCCTGTAGCGCCCTTGTCACCACGTGGGATTGTGAAGTTGAAGATACCGGCAGTTGGCGTACCTGTATTAGTGATTGCCGTAGCGGAGCCTGCGGCTCCTGTTGCTACAGTACCAAGTGAAAGTGTTCCGGTGGCACCCTTAATGTTTCCACGAAGTGTCCAAACAGCACTAGCGGTCTTTTCGTAGTAGTCTCCGTTAGCACTATTTAAGTAGAAGTCTGTAATAACACCAAGCCCGGTTGCTGGGACACCAGAGCCGGTTAGCCACTTAGAACCTGTGACACCAATAGGGCCAGTAAGGTTGTCTCTCAATGTCCAGACGGTCGAAGTGGTTTTTTCGTAAACGTCACCGTTTGTGGTGTTAAGGTAAAAATCCTCTACAAGACCTAGGCCAGCCGCAGGGACACCTACGCCAGAACGCCAAGTCGTGCCCTTGTCACCCTTTGGTCCCTGTGACCCAGGAATCAATATTTCAATGGATGAGAAGGATGGAATAGCCACTGTCGCGGTGACAGGGTTGACCAACTGAACTTCAATATTGGTCTTTCCATCTAGCACGATGGGGGTTGTCATTTACCTAGAAACCTCGTCGTACACCTTAACGTCACCGGCGATATAGGTCCGAACATTTGCGCCGCCTGGCTCTGTCAACTGAACGTCCCAAATGTATGAGCCGGGAGCAAGTGTTACGCTCACCGAACTTGGCAAGACGAGTTGTACCGCACCCGTTGTTGGGGCTGGGATTGTGACTGTGAAGTTGTAAGCCACAGCATCTTCGTAAGTTGCACGAATACTCGCCTTGCCTGTATATCCGGTCAGGTTCATAACTACGTTTGATGCATCCCTTAGAGTAATACTCATTGGAAAATAGTCACCTCTGTAAAGCACGAGGTCGTAATTGGCAGGCAAGAAGCCCATTCCCAGCGTACCGCCAGGAGTCTGACCAGCATATACAACGTCAGCCATTACCCGTAAAACTCCTTGGCTTCTCTAGGACTAGCCTGCTTGAAACCCTCAATGTTTTCAAGAATGTAGGAAGCGTCATCTACTTGAACTAAAGCGAATGGATTGTCTCGTGTAAACTTGTGTCCACGAACGTCGTAACGTGCATTGTCTCGTTCCATCTTGAGCAAAATAACCTCTGGCGCAACCGGCGCAGTTTCACTGACAGGGGCCTCTACTTCTACAGAAACACCATGCGCTGTTTCTAATACTGTAACGGTAGGCTCTCCGGTCTTGACTTGTGCCTGGGCAGAAGTGATAACATTTGTCTGACTGACAATATCTTCATCTTCGATAATGGCAGCGTTTTTGTCGTAAATCTTAGCCATATCCCAAGTCACTCCCATTTCTGCCAATGCGGCCATAATCTGCGTGTGGTTCGCAGTTTCAGAAACTTCGACTCCGAAGTTTTCGGTAGCGAGAGCATAAAGGTCGTCTCGCTTCATCTTCTTAAAACTCATTGTTCCTCCATATTATGTCTAGTTAAGTATAGCATGTGGTTTTACAAATGGGAAATCCCCGACCTCCGAAGAGGCCGGGGAAATTCCTTAACGAGTGGGGTTACTTACTCAGCAACCTTGACGTTCTTGACAACAACGAACGCGTCCTTGTTCTCAATCTCAGTTCCAACACGGCAGTACATTGTGTACTCAATGCTGTCCTTCTTTGGCTTGAACTCGCGGAAGACCTGAATCTCTCGCTTTACACCCCATAGAAGGTTCTGTGGGAATGTGAGCCATGCCTCACCGTGGTCACTTGCAGGGTTGTGTACGTGTGTAGTACCGTCTGCGTGTGTCTCAGTGTAGGATGCATAGTCGCCATCCTGTGTTTCGGATAGAAGCGGTACTTCCTGAATCGGGATACCGAAGGAGGCAACGTTAATTGTCCATCCTGCGTCTCCCGGCGCTGTCGCTCCACCGTTCTGAACGATAGCCGCACCCTGTGCCTGTGTGAACTGGTCAGTTCCACTGGTCAAAGAGTATAGGTAGTCCTGCATCAAGTTTGCTCCTGTGAAGAACTTCAAACCGTTTCGACGCTGCATGTACTTACGAGGCATAGCCTTGATAGCAGTGTTGAATACGTTGCGGGAAAGTCCCTTTCCATTTGCATCAACAACGTGTCCACCGTCTCGTGCGAGACGACGCCAACCGTTGAATACCTTCAATAGCGGGTCACGGGTTAGGCGAGTGTCACCATTAATGGCAACGTCTTCCAAGTCCTGACCGGCCTGAGCAGTCATAAGACGTGCTACGTGGTCCTCAAATGCGGCACCTTCGATGTTGTCCTCAAGAGTCTCTGTAGAGAGTTCCCAATCAAGACGCAACTTCTTAGTGGTGAGAGAAACCTTAGAGAAAGCGACACCCGGATTCATTCCGTCGTCTACTGCCTCTGTTGCAACACGCATCAAACGCTCACCAACACCCATACGAGTAATCTCCTGCTCGTCACCGCGCAAACGGATAGTACGAACCTGAGCACCTAGGACTGTTGCGTCCCACATGTAGTCGATAAAGCGGTTTGCCTGCTCTGCTTCCAACAAACCTCCACCCTCGCGGATTTCAGTTGTACGAATAACCTTTTCTAGCAATTCACCCATTGTTAAATTTCACCTCCTGAAATCATAATTTATACGTGGTCCGATAGGCCGAGGAAGCGCCCGTTCCACAAACTTCCCTTACTCTTGGTAAGGGTTTCCTCCGGTGACCCGCCGAGGTCGCCAGACTTCTTAACGGCAGTATCAGACTCGACGGCTGCAAGAGACTTTTCCACGCTCTTGAGTTCGTTCTGAATACTGTCAAACTTAGTGGTGAGTTCGGTGTAACCCTTGCTCAACTCTTCGAACTTGTTTTCGAACACCTCTGTTGCCTTGGCAATTGCTGCTGTCGCATCGTTGTTGTTCTTCTCAAGTCCAGAAGTGATTGCTGTCTGTAGGTCACCGAACATCTTTGCAAAGTCAGGCTCTTCAACCTCAACTTCGGAAACGTCTGCGGCCTTTTCGACAGTTTCTTCTGGTGCCGTTACTTCGGCGTTGTCGGCTACTTCTTCTACGGAGGAAGCAACCTCTGTTTCTGGCTTACCTTCTGCGCCTGGGGCAATTACCTCAGGAGCCGGGGAACCTTCAACAGTCTCAGTCTTTTCTGTTTCTTCTGCCACGTCAACACCTCCTTTATTAGTTGCAGGGAGTTCCTGCTTTGCGTTTTCTTGTGACGAATTGTGCTTGGCGATAACTTCGGCAACCTTAGATGCCTTGTTTTCGTCATCGTACTCAATCCAACCGATATTTACCATAGCGTGCCCCTCAAGGCATTCCTCAGCGTCTTCGGTGGAAGTCTTTGCTACTGCTCCATCAGAGTGCTTGTCGCAGTAGAATACATTCTCAGAGTTAGTCTGTGTAATAGTTCCGGTCAACTCATTCTGTCCGTTCACCTTCATAATGCTAACAACATTGGCGTATTGGTTACCGCCAGAGTCTACAAGAGAAAGTTCCTCAAGGTCGTAGTCCAGAACCCGGCGCAATGTGGCACCCTTCTTCTGGTTTCCATCAGTGGCCTTTGGGTAAACCGGCTCAGACTCAATGATTGGACCCTTAATGCTAAAAGCAGAAAGAGTGCCGTCAAGAACCTTTTGCCAGGTATCTTCTGCACCCTTAGATACACGCGCTGTTACGTAGATTCCATTATAGAAAGTTTCGTCCGCTGGGTTGTACCAAGTGTCAGGCTTGTATGAAACCATTCTTCCAACAGCAATTGGCTGATGCATTTCACGAATGTTTCCACGGAAGCGGGCAAAAGCCTTTTGGCTGGCTTCGGCAGTGACAATATCGCCTTGTAGGTCTACGTTGTCTAGAGAGGCCCAACCAGAAACTAGTCGGTTCTCTTCGTCAATCTTAGACATAGGCATGACAACGGTAAAGTTATCACCCTCGCTGGTCCACTGTGCCTTCTTGATTTTCATTGTGCTCATATCTTAACGTGCTTTCTTTCCAAAGGCAAATTATCCCGGTTGACTCGACTGTTTAGATACGTCAAGGCAGATAGGGCTGCTATTGTAAGCGCAGTAATACCCCCTGTGTGTTGCCAATCTCCTAAAAAGTAACCGATGGAAATTACAATCCAATGTATAAATCCAATGTACGCACCTCTACATAACCAGTTACTCTTTTCGTGCAGTACACCCCAAGACATTGTTAGGCCGCAGACAATGGCAAA